TTGCGTGAACATGCACTGGGTGAGGTTCAAAGGTTTGGGGAAGAGATGGAAGAAACTGGAGCTGCCATTAAAGCCGAGCGTGAGGCATGTGCAAACCTGCGTAAAGAAGTGGCTCTGCTAGGTAAACAATCAACAGAGTATGAAGAAGGGTTTTGGGAAGGCTTAAGTAAGTACGAAGAATTAATAAGAGCAAGGGGACAAGCATGACACACGATGAAGCTGTTGACATGAAAGACTTCAATGAATGGTGGGATAGCGACATCATTCGTAGTAGTCCATTTAGAAGAGGTAGTCCTAAATACTGGGCATGGGCAGCATGGCAAGCTGCCTTGCGTGAACAAGCCATGATTGAAGTGCAGAGGCTTGGACAAGAAATTGAGGAGAACAAATGAAACTACACGAACTAGAAGACCTCATCATGGCAGCATGGATAACTAAAGAGGACATTGACTCCATCCTATGGGTGTTAATGGACAGAGAGAAACAAGCAACAGAAGATGAACTTGCCAATTTATTAATTGGACTACACAGCTTGCACGATGCTAGAATGACCAAGCTATTTAGTGGATACGAACAAGTATTAAAGACCAACAAAGTAACTTACAAGGGCTATGACATTCTTAAAAACCCATCTACCCTGTGAGACATGTGGCAGTAGTGATGGCTTGTCCATCAACGAAGATATGTCCACTAAATGTTTTGTATGTGATACATACATCCCATCAACCAACAATGAAAGACTCGAAGTGATTGATGTTGATACAGAAACGAAAGACACAAGCTCTTTCGTTAAAGACTACAACGAAGGTGTTAGTGTGTCTGTTTCAGACAGACGCATCAACAAAGCCACAATGGAACGCTATGGTGTTGTTCGCAGTGGTGGCTATTACTACTTCCCCTATTACGATAGCAACTCCCAACTGGTAGCAGCTAAGCGTAGAGAGGTGAAGGACAAGAAGTTCACGACAGTGGGTGGGTGGAGCAAGGGTACGCTGTTTGGACAGAACCTATACCCATCCAATGGCAAGTATCTCACCATCACTGAGGGTGAGTTTGATGCACTGGCTGCATACCAATTGACAGGTAGTAAATATCCTGTTGTGTCTATACGCACAGGTGCAGGTAGTGCATTGAAGGATGCCAAGGCCAACTACGAATACATCAACAGCTTTGAAACTGTAGTGCTATGCTTTGATGGTGATGAGGCAGGGCAGAAGGCAGCAAAGGAAGTTGCTGAATTGTTTGGTAGCAAGTGTAAGATATTTAAACCTGATCCTTCATACAAAGATGCATGTGAGTGGCTTGCTGAAAGCAAGGAGGCTGCATTCGTATCCCGTTGGTGGTCAGCAGAGCCGTTCATACCTGATGGTATTGTTAGTGGCACTGGATTGTGGGACTTGGTATCTAAACCAATGGAAGCAGCAGACTGTTTCTATCCTTGGAAGGGACTCAACGACATCACCTATGGCATTAGAGCAGGTGAGCTAGTCACATTCACAGCAGGTAGTGGACTAGGTAAGAGTCAAACCCTAAGGGAAATAGTGTGGCACTTGTTGCAGAACTGTGATGACAGCATTGGCTTGATGTTTCTTGAAGAGAGTGTGCGTAAGACTAGCCTGTCCATGATGAGCCTTGCTGCTGATCTACCGATGCACCTACCTACAACTATGGTGTCTGATGCCATACGCAAGGACGCATTTGAAAAGACACTAGGCACTGGACGCTTGTACTTCTTTGATCACTTTGGCAGCACTGCCATTGAGAACATTGTTAATCGTGTGAAGTATATGGCTAAGGGACTAGGCTGTAAGTATGTATTCTTAGATCACTTATCCATCATCGTGTCCAGTCAGGACAATGGTGATGAGCGTAAGGCCATTGATGAAATCATGACCAAGCTTCGCATGCTTGTGCAGGAAACTAACATTGCTCTCATCATTGTTAGTCACCTCAAGCGTCCATCAGACAAGGGTCATGAAGAAGGTGCAGCCACTAGCTTAGCTCAGCTAAGGGGTAGTGCAGCCATTGCACAGCTTAGTGACATGGTGGTGTCTCTTGAGAGGAACGGTCAGGCTGACGATCCTATTGAGCGTAACACCACTAAGGTGAGGGTGTTGAAGAACAGATACAGTGGTCAGACTGGTCCTGCTTGCAGCTTGCTTTATAACAAAGACACTGGCAGAATGTTTGAGATTGATGACACTATGGAAGGGATGATGCTATGAAACAGTGGGATGATCTTGATGATTCCATCATTGGACAAGCTTCCATATGGAATGGTAATAAGAGAGTGGAGGTCTTGGTCTACGATGCTGACAAGATGATTAAAGTATTTATGGACAGAGATGGTATGTCTGAAGAGGAAGCCAATGAATATATTCTCTTCAACATTGAGGGTGCTTATATAGGAGAGGACACACCTGTATTGGTGTGGCAAAGATATGAGTGATGGAGGGAAGGGACATACTCAGCGTCCCAAATCAATAGCTGATGAAGAGTGGGCATCAAGATGGAATGCCATCTTTGGTAGAGACTCATTAGAAGATTACAAACAGTCGGAGAAAGTTAATAACCTCCGACAAAATGATAAGGACAAGGACGATGATCTTCTTAGACATAGAGACAAATCTCAAACATGACACCATATGGTTGTGTGTTACTAAGCACAGTGTTACTGGTGAGATAAGGCACTGGCGGGAAGCCGACAGTCTGCAAAGTTATTTAGAGGGTGAGCAAGTTGTAGGCCACAACATCATTGGCTTTGACGCACCCATACTAAATAAGGTATGGGGTGTTGGCATTCCTGCCAACATGCTAGTGGATACACTGGTGATGTCACGACTGTACAAACCTGACATTGAGGTGGTGCTCCCTAAGGAAGGTAAAGCACCCACCCCTCACAGCTTAGAGGCATGGGGCTACCGATTAGGTAGCTACAAGATTGGCTTCACTGACTTCGATGGTGGGTGGACACAAGAGATGGCTACCTATTGTGAGCAAGATGTTCAACTTGTCAGAAAACTGTATGAGTTTCTGACAACAACCATGATAAGAGAAGGGTTTTCCCTACAAAGCATACAGCTTGAGCATGAGGTGGCACTGATCTGTCGTGGCATGGAAGAGAATGGCTTCATGCTAGATATGCCTAAGGCTATGGCGTTGCATGCCACCCTCAGTGGGCGTATGTCTGAGATTGAGGAGAGCATGCAGCAGGTGTTCCCTCCCATCGTGGAGCAGCGCATCTCTGAGAAGACAGGCAAGCAGCTTAAGGACAAGGTAACCATCTTCAATGTTGGAAGCAGACAACAGATTGCTGACCGCCTTATTACGCTTGGATGGAAGCCAAAGAAGATGACCCCAACAGGGCAACCGATAGTGGATGAGACTACATTAAAGGATGTTGTGTTCCCAGAGGGACAGATAATTGCTGAGTACTTAATGATTCAAAAGCGTGTAACTCAGATAAGTAGTTGGCTTGAACTGGTAGCCGATGATGGCAGGGTGCATGGTAGGGTTACTACCAATGGTGCTGTCACTGGCAGAGCCACACACAGCAGTCCTAACATGGCGCAGATCCCTGCAGTGGGTGGTCCATATGGGGCTGAGTGTAGGGAGGTGTGGACAGTGCCTAAGGGGTATAAGCAGGTGGGTGTAGACCTATCAGGCATTGAGCTACGCTGCTTAGGTCACTACCTAAATGATCAAGAATGGATGGATGAGTTGCTTAAAGGAGACATCCACTGGTTTAATGCACAGAGCTTTGGCTTAGTTGACAAAGGCACTGTGAAGGACGATAACAACCCTGAGCATAAGAAGGCTAGGAATATCACCAAGACCCTAACCTATGGTGTGTTGTATGGAGCAGGGGCAGCTAAAGCTGGATCGATTGTTGGTGGTAACAGCAGCAAAGGCAAGAAACTTATTGATAGTTTTATCAATAACACACCCGGCTTGTCTGCCTTGAAGAAGAAGATATCTAGGCTGATGGCTAAGGGTCATCTCCCTGCACTGGATGGACGCAGGGTGTGGGTTAGATCGGAGCATGCAGCATTGAACACATTGCTACAAAGTGCAGGTGCTATCGTAGCTAAACAATGGCTTGTTGAATCAACAAAGCTGTTGCAAGAGAAGGGAATAAATGCTAAACTGTTAGCGTTTGTTCATGACGAAACACAATGGGAAGTGAGAGAAGATCAGGCAGAGGAAGCAGCTAGGCTCATAGAGCAAGCAGCAACCAAAGCAGGAGAGGCTCTTAAGTTCCGTTGCCCAGTGGATGCCGAAGGAAAGATTGGCAACAACTGGCGTGAGTGCCACTGACGTTACTAGTGGGTTTTTATATTGGAGAAAATTATGACTGAAGAAAAGAAAGCTATTAAGCTGAAGGCTGATTTGTTTTGGTGTCAACACACTAAGATTAATGAGATGTCTGGCAAGTTTCAAGTTAACTTATGCAACTTGTCTGATGCTGCTGTTGAAGCATTGGAAGAGATGGGCATCAGTGTTCAGACTGGTGAAGACAAGAAGGCTGACATGGGCAGGTACATCACTTGCAAATCAGAGAAGCCTATGCGTGTCTTTGACGTTGAGAACGATGAGATTACTGAAGCAATTGGTAATGGCAGCAAAGCCAAAGCCTTGGTGTCTTCATACTCTTGGACATACAAGAACAAGAAAGGTGTTAGCCCTTCGTTGAAGAAGCTGGTTGTCACTGACTTGATTGAGTATGCTGCAGCTAGCGGCATCAGCGCAGACGATGAGGATGTGCTGTAAATGAAAGCTCTGTTCGATAGCGATATCTTCGCTTATCGGGCAGCATCTGCATGTGAGGACGAAGACGAAGCAACGGCACAGCGAACACTGGATCGTTTAATTGTTGATGTCCTCATGTGCGGTGTTGATACCCTCTATCCTGATTGCTTCGTGGATAGTTGGAGCATGCACCTAACTGGTAAGAACAACTTCCGATACAAGATAGCAACCACCGTACCTTATAAAGGCAACAGAGTTGACAAACCTAAGCCTAAGCATCTAGCTTTCCTTAGAAGCCATCTTGTTAAGGAATGGGGAGCTACCATTTCTGAAGGTGAAGAAGCCGATGACACCATTGCCATTGAAGCTACAAAGCTTGGTGACAATTGTGTCATTGTGTCTTTAGATAAAGACTTAGATCAGATTGTTGGTTGGCATTACAACTTCGTTAAACATCTAGGCTATTACATTAAACCAGAGGAAGCTCTGGTCAAGCTGTACACGCAGATGATTACAGGTGATGCTGCTGATAACATCAAAGGATTGTTCCGTGTTGGTCCAGTGAAAGCAGCCAAGATAATTGGGGACACAACAGATGAGCTTGAGCTGTACAACAAAGTGTTGGAAGCTTACGAGGGTAATGCTGAGCGTGTGTTAGAGAATGCTCAGCTTCTTTTTCTACGAAGATATGAAGGACAGATATGGACTCCTCCACAAGCTTAAAGCCAAATGACATTGCACTAATCCTGCGTCCTACTATTGTAGATGGGAAATACACAAACAACTTTCAGGTGTTAGTCAGTGGCTTTGGACCACTCACTATCAGTGAAGATGATGTAAATAATTTAATTGGTATGGCTACTATATTGGCAGCAACTGTACAGTATATGGAAGAAGATGAAGCACTTGCTAACAAGCTTGTTGAGTATTGCGGTAAGATGTTTGGTGATATTGGTGACATTTCATACAACGCAAATCATGATAGCTTTGGTGATGGCAGCTTCACTATTAACACCAAGACAATTGGGGGCATCCAATGAATGTAGATGACACACTAATACAGCGAGGCGTTAGGTATGGCAACTACAAAGAAGATGTGTCTAGGGTTTCACAAGCCTTGAAAGAAACTGTCAGGTCTGGTGCTGAATGGAAAGAGATGGATGATGATATGAAGGAAAGCCTTGATCTTATCTGTAACAAAATCTCTCGCATTGTTAATGGTGATCCTTGGTATCATGACTCATGGCATGACATCATTGGCTATGCTAGGTTGGTAGAAGAACGATTGGAACGATTATGATTTCTGTTGACATCAACTTGAAGGTATTCTTTAAAGCTAAAGACCTGCCCAATGTCTACTTAAATGAAGAGGTGCTGAGTGAAGCCATCACTGAAAACTTAACTGCTTCGTTGGAACGAATGGACGCACAGGATGTTGTCTTTCGTTTCGTTGATATTGAAGGACTAGAATGAATGTTAATTCTGTAACCATTAGAGAAGCCAGTAATGGCTTTGTTGTTGAGCATGTAGCTGAGGGTGAATTCGATAAGTATCAAACTGAGTTTGTTGCTTTAGATGTTGACGAAGCTTTACTAATTGCTAGAGATTTATTTGTGCATTATGATGCTGCTGACATGTCGCATCTAGTAGATACACCAATTGGTAGATAAGAAAAGAAACGGAGGCGAGTGGACTGACTCTAGGTTCAGAAGCTTTGTCACCTCAGCCCTTCGTGCTGCGTCTAGGCGTTGGCCTCCTAAGTACAAGGCTCTTAAAGAAGCCTTCGTTGGTAGGAAGACTAACAAGAAGACAGGCAAGTTGGCAATGCATTACAAATGTGCCAAATGTAAGAAGCACTTTGTTGCTGCTGATGTACAGGTAGATCATATACTGCCAGTAGTATCACCAACAGAGGGCTTTGTTAGTTGGGACTTGTTCATTGATCGTATCTTCTGTGAGATAGAAAATCTACAGGTGATGTGTAAACCCTGTCACAAAGTGAAGACAGAACTAGAGAAGGTAGAAAGGAAAAAGAAATGAATGTAATGATGTTAGAAGAACATGAAGATGGCAGTGCCACCTATTCATTTGATTTAACAATGGAAGAGCGTGACATCTTACTGAGCTTAGGTATAATGACAGCCATCAAGAATGGTATTAAAGAAGGAAAGCAATATGTCGGTAACACTGATCTGGGCTACACCAAATGCGGAACACCTGATAGCGTACATGGCGAGGGTGAGCAACCCAGAGAATCAGGACAACCCTGAGACAGCACCTAAGCTGCTGAAGTATTTGATGGACAACAAACACTGGAGTCCATTTGAGATGGTGAATGTGTGCATGGAAATTACGACAACCCGTGACATTGCACGACAGATATTGCGACATCGTAGTTTTAGCTTCCAAGAATTCTCACAACGCTATGCCATTTCCTCACGCTATGAAACCAGTGAAGTGAGGATGCAGGATAACAAGAACAGACAGAACTCTATAGCCGTTCAGGACCGTGAATTGATGGCGGTGTGGGAAGAGCTACAGACAGATGTTTTGATAGCTGCTAAGCGGTCCTATGAAGCTGCATTGGGTATGGGCATTGCCAAGGAGGTGGCTCGAAAGGTGTTGCCTGAAGGACTAACCACCAGTAGAATGTACATGAACGGTACACTGAGAAGTTGGATGCATTATGTTGATATTCGTTGCGACAAAGCAACACAGAAAGAACACCGTGATGTAGCAGATCAATGTAAGACAGTGCTAACTAACTTGTTTCCATCTCTATTTGCACCTAGCAAGTAGAAGTCAACTGAGGTATAACTACCTTTCCTTTCGGGAGCTTTTGCTCCCATTTTTTCCACTACAACAAAGGTATTTATATGGCAAAGTTTAAGGTCGCTATTGACCTGTCTCGGGATAGTTTGTTCGATGAACTAGGCATCCAGAGATTGAGAGAGAGTTATATGAAAGATGAAGAGGCTAGTCCTCAAGAAAGATTTGCATATGTTTCGGAATCGTTTGCGTCCAATCAAGAACATGCTCAAAGACTATACGACTACAGCAGCAAGCATTGGCTTAGCTACTCTACACCTATCCTATCTTTTGGTCGCTCTAAGCGTGGCCTCCCTATTAGCTGTTTCCTTAATTACATGGATGATAGTGCAGAAGGCTTGGTTGATAACCTATCAGAAACTAACTGGCTATCCATGTATGGTGGTGGTGTTGGGGTTCATGTTGGTATTCGTAATGGCGATGATAAGTCTACTGGTGTTATGCCCCACCTTAAGATCTATGATGCTAGTTCATTGGCCTACCGCCAAGGACGCACAAGGCGGGGTAGCTATGCTGCCTACCTAGACATCCATCACCCTGACATCATCCAGTTCTTAGAGATGCGTAAGCCTACAGGTGATCAGAATGTACGCACATTAAACCTGCATCACGGCATCAACATCACTGATGAATTCATGACCATCATTGAGAAGGCCATGAAAGACCCTGACTTTGATGACAGCTTTCAGCTAAAGAATCCTTCTAATGGTGAGGTGGTAGAGACAGTGTCTGCTAAATATCTGTGGCAGAAAATACTGGACCTACGCATGCAGACAGGTGAGCCATACCTAGTGTTCATTGACACAGCTAACAAGGCTATGCCTAAGTGGTTGAGTGACAAAGGCTTGAAGATTAATGGCAGCAATCTGTGTACAGAAATCTTCCTACCAACTAACGAGAAACGAACAGCAGTGTGCTGCTTGTCTTCCCTCAACTTAGAATACTATGATGACTGGAAAGATGACAAGCGATTCATTTTAGATGTTATGGAAATGCTAGACAATGTCTTGCAATACTTCATCGACAAAGCACCATCAACAATTGCTAGGGCTAAGTACAGCGCAATGATGGAGCGAAGCATTGGTGTAGGTACTCTAGGCTTTCATGCATTCTTACAGAAGAAAGGTGTAGCCATCGATGGTGTGATGGCTAAGAGCTTTAACAATGAAATCTTTAAGCACATTCATTCTTCGTGTTTAATTGCTGACTCTATCTTGGAGCAGCAGCGTGGTAGTTGTATCGATGCTGGTCACGGAAATATTAGTAGAAGGTTTAGTCATCATACTGCTATTGCCCCTAACGCTAGTAGCAGTCTTATCATGGGCAATACTAGCCCTTCAGTCGAGCCGTACAGAGCGAATGTATTTCGCCAAGACACGCTCAGTGGGTCATTCGTTTACAAGAACAGGTTCTTGAAAGCACAACTTGCTGCACTGGGTATGGACGATGATGACACATGGGCATCCATCATCAGCAACGAAGGATCTGTACAGCACCTAGACATCTCTGATCAATTGAAGGAAGTGTTTAAGACTGCTATGGAGATTGATCAGCGGTGGTTGGTTGAGCTTGCAGCAGACAGACAGAAATACATTGACCAAGGCCAGAGCATTAACCTGTTCTTCCATGCCAATGTATCCATTAAATATCTACATGCCATTCACTTCCTTGCTTGGAAGAGTGGACTGAAAAGCTTATACTATCTTCGTTCAGAGAAGGTGCGTAAAGCAGATAAGGTGGGTGCTCAGATTAAGCGTCAGCGTATTGAAGACGATATTGATTTGAAGCAGGTGGCAGAAGGTGAAACTTGTTTAGCATGTGAAGGTTGATATGGTAAAAACTAAATTAGATATTACGCAAGAGCGTACAACATTCAAACCCTTTAAATATCCTTGGGCATATGATGCTTGGCTGCAGCATGAGCAGAGCCATTGGCTTCATACAGAAGTGCCTATGTCTGAGGACGTTAAAGACTACAAGAAGCTGAGCAAACAGGAGCAAGAGTTTCTAACAAAGATCTTGCGCTTCTTTGTGCAGGGGGACTTGGACATTGGCAGTGGCTACCATGACCACTACATCCCAGTGTTCAAGCAACCTGAGGTGAGGATGATGATGAGTGGCTTTGCAGGTAGGGAAGCCCTGCATGTAGCAGCCTATGCTCACCTCATTGAAACCTTGGGCTTGCCTGAGTCTACCTACAATGAGTTTCTCCAGTACAAAGAGATGGTGGAGAAGCATGACTACATTAACAATCTTAGTGCAGCACCAATGGCTGAGAAGATTGCAGCCATCTCTGCCTTTGGGGAGGGCATGCAGCTATTCTCCAGCTTTGTAATGTTGTTAAACTTTGCAAGGAATGGTAAACTCAAAGGACTAGGTCAGATCATTGCTTGGTCCATAGTGGATGAGACTCAGCATGCTGAAGGTATGATAAAGGTGTATCGTGAATATGTTAAGAACAACAAAGATGAGAGCACTTCGGATCGTATCAAGGAAATTGCAAATCAAATGGTGGGTCTGGAGGATCAGTTTGTGGATCTGGCTTTTTCAATGGTTGAAGTCGAGAAGCTTACGAAAGAAGAAGTGAAGCAATACATCCGCTACATTGCAGATCGTAGACTCATCTCTATGGGGATGAAGGGTATCTATAAGATCAAGAAGAACCCTTTGCCTTGGGTGGATGGTATGCTAGGTGTTAGCCACACCAACTTCTTTGAGCAGCGTGTAACAGACTACAGCAAGGGTGCTACCACTGGTACTTGGGATGATGTATGGGGTAAAGCAGCATGATTGTTGTAGAGCTAAGGCAAGGCATAGGAATTGATATTGAATTCAATGACACCATCTGTCACATCATAGATGATGGTGGACCACAGGATAAGTTGTTCTCTTATAGTGGTATACTAATCAAGTTGCCTTTTCTTAGTATCTATATTGGTGAGTTTGAAGAGATAGGTGAACTCATCAAGGGCGATAAACCTACAGGGAAATAACATGCAAGTCAAGACAGAACGATCTGCACCTTTGCGTATTCAATTTGAACAGGGCTATAAAGCTTTCAGGCATGGATGGTTGGTCAATCAATATGAACCATCATCTGTGGCAGGTAAGGAGTGGCAACGAGGATTTGATCGTGGCTACTTTGATAACATTGAAAGACTAGATGGCTACCAAGCGGTTCGATAAAGAACTCCACGATACCTACGACAAGTTTGGAAGAGATATAGTTAAGAGCTATGTCTCTTCTTTTTGGGATATGGAAGCTAGAGATAATCCTGATAGGTATGGGATTGATCTGCATCTGTATAAAGACGACTTGTTGGTGGGATATGCTGAGGTAGAAGTCAGACTGTCATGGAAAACTGTAGAGTTTCCCTATGAAGATTTAAATGTTCCTAACAGAAAAAAGAAGCTTCTAACACAGGACATGTTAACATACTTCTTTTCTGTTAATAAGGATGGAACAGCCTTGTTCCATTGCGAAGCTGCTGCTGTGTTAGCTTCAGAAGTTAAAGAGTCTAGAAATAAATATGTCTACCAAGGTGAACTCTTCTACAAGGTTCCTCTTGATAGACTTTCTTATGTTGTATTACCTACGGCTAGCTAAGCCACCCTTATTAAATTTCCTAGTAAGGTTTCGGACATTATCAATAGCATTGATTTGTTTCTTCAAATCATTACCATACTTAAACTTACCTAGTTCACTATTAAGGTCTGTTAATAGTTTAGCTTTTTCAGTTGATCCGTTAGCTTTCAAAACTTCTGCTGTATTCTCTAGAAGTTTACCAGTATAAACTCTTCTTCTTTGACCTGCTAAGTTTCCACTAGCAACAGTTTTTGGATACTCTTCAGCTTGAATAACTTCTGATACATCTCTTAAGAAATTATGGTAACGCTGACCAGTACCTTCTTTAGTTGAGGTGATAGTTCCATACTCTAAAGCATTATTAAAGTAGTCTTTAATATTTTTATATGCTTGGTTAGCAGCAATGATGCGCTCTTTCTCTGTTGTCTTTGCGTTAGTAAACACACTATTCAACTCAAATAAGTTAAGAGCAATCTTTTTACTTTTATCTGTTCTCTCAGTGAAGCCAACACTTTGTGTTCTTCCTTTAGAGAACATGGGAGTCTTTCCTTCTTCAACCAAAGGAACACCCGCCATAGCTTTCTTAGCTTCCTCAGCAGCAGATAACACTTCAAGCTGTCTGCCTGTTGCTTTGCCTTGTGGCCTTAGTTTATCTGTCTCAGTAATCATGTCCTCTGCTTCTTTAAAGCTGTTAGAACGGGAAAGAGAAACAGGTCTAACTACTCTTTCAGATCCATTGATTGATCTGGCAATGATATTAAAGTCTTCAAGGCCATATTGTTTGCTGGACATAGGAACCCTGCTAAACATATAGTCAGCATAAGGTATCTTTGTATAAACAAGTTTCTCTGGGTTAGTTCCACCAAAGGCTTCGTTTTCAAAGTTTAAATTAATATCTCTAGTGAAGGATGTACCACCAACATGCAATTCACTATGTGCATTACCATGAAACTGGGGATCATCAAAGCCAGTCTTCCATCTTAAAGATGGTCCTTCTTTATATGAAGATCTCCCATGAAATAATTTAATAGGAGGAACATCTTTATATTCTTCTCTAAGTTTATTGAGTCTGCCTTGATATTGCTTAGCCATTTCAGCAGCTTGCTGCATATCTTCTGCACTCTTTAAATTAATTTCTCTGCCTGTTGTATATCTAAAGTCACCCTGCACTACAGCCATAACATCTTCTGCATCAGGCAGTTTAGAAACTTCGGGCATAGCAATTAAAGAATCAAAAGCATCTTGTCTATCTGTTCTGATCTTAGCAAGCATAGCCTTTCTAGTTTCAGTACTGCTTATACCATTACCTACTTGTGCATTTAAGTTACCTTCGGGTATCTTTGAGAAAGATACTCTTTTCTGTACCAATGATTTAGTAGGTGGTGTGGGTGTGCTTCCTAGTTCAATAGGATAACCTTCTTCATCATATTCAACTTCTTTAATTGTAAACTCTGGATCTTTATCAGGAGTAGCTTTAGGATTTGTTGGCTCAGCATTCCAGAAATCATCTTCTTTAGTTGTTGGTTTAAATGAAGCCTCTGCTTCATCAACTATCTTCTCCATGTCAACATCTAATGCTGCTGGCTTCTGTGCTGCTTCAAGGTCAGCTAGTTTATTAGCCCCCTCTACATCCATAGGAATATCTTTTGCTGGTTTAGAGACAGAAGGACCATACTTGTTCTTATCGTATGGTATCTTAGCCATAGCAGATGCAGCACCTTCTTTAACTACAGGCTTAGTAGGAATTGCTTTAGCTGTTAAGTCTGCTTTATTTAAAGCACTCTCTACAACATTGTTAATTTCATTGGCAACAAGAGCTTCTGGATTCTTAACCTTTCTAATAAGGTCAAGCATTCCTTCAGTGCCTGTAGCAGCAGCTTTAGCTCCAGCTCTGAATACCTTACCCGCCACTATACCACCAGTAGCAAACTGAAGATCTTTAATCTTAGCTGCATACTCAGGTACTCTCATGTAGTCATTAGCTTCTTCTAGTGTCTTACCTTCACCACGCTCAGCAGCATATCTATTATTAATAATCTTACGAGTGTCTTCAGGAAGTTTATTAAACTTCATCTTATACACACGATTTAAATCTTCCTGCATAAACTTAGCATCAGTGAGCTGTCTGGCTACAGGAAGAATATCTTTAACTACATTCTCAATGGCTTTCTTCTGCTCAATCTCAGGCAGGGCTTGATAGCGAGGGCTTAGCATTGCCCTTTGAATGGTGGCAATAACTAATGGGTTAGCTTCTTGAACATAAGCCCTGTCATATTCTTTATCACCTGATGGTTGACCAAAGAGTTTATATGCTTCAATACCTAGATAGACCAGTTCAGTTTCTTCTGGTGTCTTCTCTGGTGTAATACGAATACCAACTAAGTTGTTAAAGAATTCACCTTCTTTATATATTGGTCCTTGTCTTACACGGGGAATAGTTTCAGGTAGTTGTTCTTTCAACACAGGAAGTTTAGATTGAATTCTATTTCCCGCTGCTTCTAATATTCTATCTACTGGCTTCTCTGATTTAAGTACATTAGGATCTCTAGCAACAGAGCCACCCTCACGAATCAAATCAACAAGGTTGAAGATGTCTTTAACAATGAATGGTGATACAAACCTAGCACCAAAGTCACCAGCCACTTTACCCATCTTATCAGCCCATTTCTCAACATCTCTCTCCGAAGAAAGAGCAGAGATGAGTTGATCCATGAATTGGTTCTGTGTACCTGCTGGCATTTTCATACCAATGACAGCTTCAAAGGCATCACCAGTCTTTGCAGACAGGCCACGCTTATGCTTCACTGATACATCAGCCATAGCTAACAAAGGACCAATAGGGAAAATACCACGCATATCCACTGTAGTACCGTCACTTCTTTTCCACAGGTTCCATTCAACATCTTGATTGTTCTCACGATAGTCAATGGCAGAAAGCAACGCTGCTGTACCTACAATACCTTTAGCTGTATTCTCTTGCCCTTTTCTAATGAGAGAAGCACCTGTCTCATCCCCATTAGCTAACATCTTAGAGCCTCTAAGAATGTCTTCTGCACCAGAGATACCACCTAATGGGCTATAACGATACTGGAATGCAATGGCATTAGTCATGAAGCGAGGGAAGGTAACAAACAAGCTACCACCGGGAACCTCTGCAGCCTTAACAAAGTAATTACCTACAGCCTCAGCACCACCCTCAAATGTCTTGATGCCACCCTTAGGTATCTTAGGTGTATAAGAGAAGGTAGCCTTCAGTGTATCGTCTGCTGCTTCTTTAAGGATGTCAGCAGGAATAACTTTACCATCAGCAATAAGCTGATACATATCTAAGCCAACACCCTTAAGCTTCTTTTCCACTGAGTTAGCAAAGATGGCCTTTCTAAAGAAAGCGTCCTGTGCCACATTCAATGCATTAGCCATACGAGCAACTTTAGACAAGTCTGTGTCTGTCTCTTGCATAGCAGAGAGGATGTTACTTCTAATGGATGGGTTGTGCTTTAGCAACTCATCTGTCACTTCAGAGGCTAAGTCATTCTTACGCAAGTAACCCCATGTACCAAAGGCATTCTCAATGGTATCGCCAATGCTTGTCTTGAGTGTAGAAAACCTAGCACCTTTAGCTTCTGGTGATAGTGTCTTTCCTATGGTCATCAACGAGCCTTCAATAACAGAAGCTGCTGAGTTGAATGTCAAACCAATACCACTGCCCATAATGTTACGGACAGTAGTGCCAATACCGCTGACAATGAGGGCTTTACTTTCTCTCTCAAGGCGGTTGAATGCACCACCTAAGTAACCAAGAGTGGATGTATATTCATCAGGCTTACCGTACAAAGCATCCACTTGCTTAGCAACATCTGGATCGATTTGACGCAGACGATTTAGAGCCTTAGAAGCTGTTGAATATTGCTGCATGATTTGAGCAGCTTGTGTAACTGTCACTCTGTTAGCTTGGGCAAACTGTTCAGGACTCAATCCTTCTTTTCTAATGGCTTGCTCTAACAGGGTGTCATCAATAAGACCTTGGTCCATAGCAGAGAACACTTCAGCAATAGCTGTACTGGTCTTCTGTCCTGCCTTAACCTTGTAGGTAGGATCGTTCTCAATCACATTCAAAGCCACACGAATAGCTCTCTGTGATAAGTCTCTGCGGATGGCTGGCTCTACCAGAGCAGCAGCAGGAGAGATCTGATCTAACACCTTAGCACCCTCTTGCTTCATGAATTGCTCAGCAAGCATATCCATGTTCTCATCTACAGGAGATAATAAAGCTGTCTCTACTTTAGTAGGGGGAGCAGTTGGATCTATTGGTGCTTTTTCTTTAGACTTCTTAAGCAAGTCAGCAAGCTGTTCTTTACCAGATTTACCAAACTTAGTAACAGCAGCCTTAGCTTCTAAACCACCAAAGAGTCCACTAACAACACCACTTAAAATCATTTGAGGTGCGCTAAGTTCTTCTGGTTCTTGACCGATAGTCTTAGCAACTTCTTGATCTAAGCGTTGGCTAACAACACTTTGGCCTACGCCTGATGCGGTTTCTAGCCCAGTAACTCCAGCTACTACTTTGCCTTTAGTTGGCTTGAGCATAGAAGCTATCTTACCTGTGGCGGCTGTACCAGCAGCAACTTGTGCAGCTTCTTTAGCTGCTGTAACTTTGATGGCTTGACTACCTAACTTACCAGCACCAAATCCTAAGTATGATAGTGGATCTGTTGCAATGGATGTTAGTGCATTCCAATAAGGAACTAAAGCATCAGCACTTCCATAGCCTTGACCACCGGGCTGGAATACGCTTCTTGTTTGTTTATATAGTTCTCTACCAAGCCCCAGTGTTTGAGCTTCTTCAGGCTTAGCATTTCTAATTCTATTCAGTTCAGGAAGAGCACCAGTGAAAGTGTTGAATTCAACATCCCTCATTGTTGCCATGTACTTCTTAACAAAGTCTTCGTCTGTCTGTCCCTTTTCAGGTTCAATGTTACGACTAACTTTCATGTAGTCTTTAACTACAGAAAACAGTTCTGGATTTTTATACAGTTCTTCAAAAGGAATCTTCTCTTCAAGACCCTTCTTAGTTGCTTCCTCAATCTTTGCCTTACTAGGCATTGGAGCTTTAGTGATGATGGCAGGTTTCTCAGCAGCTTCCCGTTCAGCCGCCAACCCTCGAGCAGCCTCTCTTTCAATTTGCTGAAATGTTGGCTTTGGAATCAAATCATCAAACATCCCACCACTAGTTTTAGTGGGGATTAAGTCATCAAACATTCCCATTTAGAGATCCTCACCATATGTTTCTTTAAATCGTTTAGCCACATCCGCAGCAATTGCGCCTTGTTTTATAGCTGCATTTGCTTGTGCTCTAGCCGTGGCTTTATCAATAGGCGCAGTTGGCGCAGTTTCTGTAGAAGCTGGCTTAGCCATAGGCCCCCCCCTTGGTCTTGGTGTTTGTGCTGCTGGTGCTGCTGGAGCAGGTGCTGTACCACCATAGTTAATCTTAGGATTTACAGCATTACCATCTTGATCAAACTGAACACCAGCAGTCATCAACGCATTCTTATGCATCTCAGATCTAGGCTTACCACCAACAGTCATCTCTTTAATCAACACTTCTCTACCAGCAGCGTAGCCTTTAGCTGCCTTGTCTGAGGAAGCTAAGTCTTTAACTTCAATGTTAGTTGTACCATCTTGATTAGATGTTGTAATGAAGCTACCGGGTGGTAGATAGTTAGACAAGGTAGATACCATTGTCCTTGATGCAGCAGTGATGAGGTTGGCCTGAGAGATTTTATCAGCGTCTGTTTTTGTTTTATTATTTGGATTAGCAACAAGCTTCTGCCAGTTTCTAAGCTCAACTTCCATTGCAGCAGCTTCCTTAGGCTTACCTTCTTTTTGTAATTTGATAACACTATTAGCGTAATCAGCTTCAATCTCTTGTTGATTTTTCTTATGATATTTACCTAGCTCATCAAAGTAAGCAATTCTACCTAGCACTTTTGATGCTGCTAGTCTGTCTTCATCTGTACCTTCTTGATCAGCTTTTAATGCTACGATCTTAGCGTTATCTGTAACCTTCTTCCAATCTTCTTTATCTTTAAGTTTGGAATAGTCAACTTCAAGAAGTGTTGGAAATGACTTAGCACCTTTAGCTGCACCAACATTGTACAGTTCTTCAGCACTAACACCATACTTAGCAGCAGCAGTTCTAATCTTATCTGCATTCTTACCATACACCATCTGATTGAAGATGCCATCTTGTTTGGTAGATGCAGCCTGTGTAAATTCAGCAGCATCCATCTTAGCCACCTTGCCATACTGCTCAACATATTGATTGAAGGTCATGCCCTCAGGAATTTTACCTGTTGCTTTAATGAATGACTTAGACAATCCTTCAAGCTTATCGGGATTTTTCTGTAGTTCTGTAGCAATAGCTTTTGCTGTAGGCAGGTCAGAAGCTAGAGCAATAAGCTCCTTCTCATCTAAAGTACCATCAGCAAATTTAAAAGAACGGAGAGAGCCAACTGTGTCTCTCATCTCTGTCTTCTTCTTCTCTGTCTCTTTTCTAAACTCTTGATAGTTATGGTACATGCTCTTAACACTCTCAGTAATCTGAGAAGCGTTAGTCTTTTCCATCTCTTCAATATATTCGGTGGCTCCTTTAGCAGCACCACCAATAAAAGCACCTAGATTAAATCCCATTATTCTTCTCCTCTAGCCATCAAACCCCTGCGCTCAAGCTTAGCTTCAGGGTTCTTTTGTACTGCAGTCTTAGCTTCTTTAATTAGTTCTCTAATAACAGAAGGACTAACTTTCTTTTCTTTATCTACATCTTCAGCAGTCATGTGATAAGGAACATCGTTAAGCTCAGCAAGTGTTTTAATAATTTCAGCAATCACTGGAGTAACTAAGAAGCCTGTGTCCACTGTGTGAAAGCCCTTCATAATACTCATTGTAATCATTCCATTCACAATGGAAGCAATTGGAATATTACCTTCCAACAGCTTCATCAAATCATCAATGGCTTCTGGATTGTTCATCTTCTCAGAATACATCTGAGCAACTTCATCTACAGTGACAAACTGAGGAGGCTGCTCCCAAGGAACACTGCCCGGCTCTACTGTCAAAGACATGCCGGGAATAGGTGCTGTCAGGTATGGATTAGGATCTGCCATTCATCAACTCCTCTTTTTGTTTTCTAATAGCTGCTATGTAGTTGGATACTTTAGAGTATACATCTGAAGATGTCTTGTCTTCTTTGATAGGCTTATCCATAGTCTTAGATAACAAACCCTTACCTGCTTCTTTCTTGGGCTTAGACAGTTTGGCATTAGCCATACCATCCACCTTAGCATAATAGTTTTTAAAGTTCTTCATATTTTAATTCCTCCAGTTGCATAAGCAAGTGTGAGCTTTCCTAAGAAGTTACCAAAGTCAGAAGAGCTTTGTGCGTCTGCTTTAAGTGTAGCGGTTGCTATGGCAGCAGCAGCAGATATTTCAGAAGCAGCAATTGTTGTGGCCCTGTTAGCATCATTCTCAGCAGACTGCCAAGCATGTGTCACAGAGTCACGATATCTCTGTAGCTCATTGTTATATTCTGTCAATGTCATTTGCTGTGCAAGTTGAGCATTCTGTAAGTTAATGCTATTGACAGCACCAGTATTAATTGTAGCAATCTCTCTTTGCCATTGAGCATTTGACTGGTCAATAACCAATCGTTGTTGTGCATTAAATTGCTCACGCTGGTTAGTCACTTCAGCATTAAACTTCTTAACAGAGTTTGCTTGGTCAGTTTTAAACTGTTCCATTGCGTTAGTCTGTGCAGAATTAAACTGACTAACTTGTGAAGTTAGAGAAGCAAAGAATTGATTTGTTTGATTTACGCTTGCAGCATTAAACTGTTTAGCAGCATTCTGAGCAGCAGTATCAGTTAATAAAGCTTGAGCTGTGAGCTGTGTCTTTAATATTGTTGCTTGCTGTTCATTTGACATGTTAGTCAAATCAATTTGCAAAGCAGCTTTAGCGTTTTCTACTGCAGCTATCTGTCTGTTATTTAAATTGGATGTTTCAAGAGTGGCTGTCTGTGCAAGCTCAGCCATGAAAGCGGCTTGTCTATTAGTTAGGTTGGCTAAGTCAACAGTTTGAGCAAGCCTAGAATTCTCCAAAGCAATCTGTTGATTGGAGTTGAAGTTCATGTTAGCAATGTCAGCTACACGGGCAGCATTAGTTACACGGGTCTGGAAGTTTTGATCAAACTCTTGACCCAAGAATGTAGCTCTTTGTTGTGCTGTGAGCACGGCAATCTGTTGTCTATTAGATAGGTTCTGTGTAGACATCTGCTGATATATAGCAGCATCAGCAGAAGCAATGGGAAGAGCTTTCTCCATAGCAGCTTGTACCAAAGCAGCACCAGCCAAGCTAGAAGCACCTAAGCCCCTAGCAGCCATCTCTGCTGTAACAGCTCTCAATGCACCAGCAGCCCATGATGGGGGGTTGGTAGCATCAAAGTTTTTAGTAAGCTTAGCAAGCTGTCCCTGTACAGTCATGTCTTCAGTGACAGTTCCTTGTGCAGCTTCAGCCTTAGCAAGTTCTGTAGCTACTTTAGTCATGTCAACGGCAGAGCCAGCTATTGTTTCACCAGCACCTAATGTCCTAGCAGTAGGGGCTACTACTTTTTGAGCAGCACCAATCTGTGCAGCTCTATCAGCCGCACCAGCAAGTGCTGTTGTATCTGCCTGTGCAGCTTCCACTGTAGCTTCTGGAGATAGTGTACCTGTTGCTGGTGTAAATCCAGCTAACACTTTAGCCATCTCAGGATATGCTGTAGATGCTGTTACTTGTTCTGCTGTTAGCTTAGTAGGCATTGTTGCCAATGAAGCCGCAGCGGGAACAGTACCAGTAATTGTCTCTGCTTCTCCTGCTCTTGCTGTTGGAGAGATGTCTTGTGTAGCGCTATATACCACCTTCTCTGGTGTTATCTTAGAAGCTGCTGCTGCTTGAGGAACACCACCTACAGGTGTATATGTAACTTCACCACCACCAGTGACTCCACTTGTTACTTTTGCTGGCATTAGCGAGGCATAGGCGGTGCTCACTTCAGCATCTGTAAGACCATACACTGACTTAGCATGAGCAGCCAAAGCTACTGGATCTGTATCAGGTCTAGCTGTAAGTTCTTCACGAAGAGCTTGATTAATTTGCGCCTGTGTATAATCTTTAGTAGCTAAACTAGGATCAAACACTGTACCACCAGCAACAAACTTAAGTACATCACCACCCTGAGCAAACTTACGCAGTCTAATCAATCCACCCCTAGCCATGCGCTCAGAAAACTTACCAGTGATGGCAGCATACTTAGCTTCCAAAGCAGGGGAAGATGCTATGAATTCATCAAAGCCCTGCATAGGACCATCGTAGCCCAGTTTCCTAGCTACAATTTCCTTTTGTTGTGCTGTAAAATCTTTCATATGTTTCTTGGTTTCTCTATTGCTTCAGTTAAATAGGCAAGCATATCTCTGTTATCTCTAAGTAGTGCTAACACTCCTACAGCTAAACAATACACCTGCCTCTCTGACAGTTTTAATTGGAAGCAGTCGTCTATAGCGTGTATACATTCATGTAACAATGTATCTGCCTCCGCTAAGGGGTGCTGACCAGACTTTATTTTAATTGCATAATCGTCATAGTTGTATTCTCCTAGTTGTTCTGGAAATACATCTACAACTCTAATCGGCACTTCTCTGCCAATAATACTTAGAGAAGCTGGTAACATTATATACCTTTAAGCCTTGTCATACCACAAATATCGACATCAGTCAATACTACATTAAGGCACATTCAGCTCTTCGTCTTTTGTCAAGACCAGCTAATACTTTGCCACCGCCCTTGTTCCACTTGAGAAGTTCTTCTTTAGCTCCTTCCCAATCCTCTGCCACCACCTTGCGTCTAAGCGTAGAAGACTGTAGTCTACCTACACCTAAATTGTAACAAAAGTCTACAATGGCATTTAATCTTTTCTCATGTGCTGCTAGATTGGGACACAACCTAAGAGCACCGGGAAGATATGTATGGTGCAACTCAATCATTAATAAGTCATGAGCTTCTTTCTCGCTCATGGGTGGGTCAGTTAATACCACCTTGCGTCCATCACCATAATATGTACTGCCGTAGCCAATGGTGGCTACGTTGGCAGGACATAAGTAGGGCTTGCTTCTGAAGCCCTCAAACTTCTTGCAGAGTTCTGCTGCAATATCTAAGTTCATAATCCACGCTTGGACAGTGTACGATCAAGGAACCAATAGTTAATTGTTCCTGACAACAGAGCTGAGAAGTCTGGTGTCATCATTGTCTTAAACACTTCAACGGCTGGAGCACCTGCAAGCCATGCATTCCATGCAAACCAGACATGGATAAAGCTCCAAACAAACAGCACCCAGTAGGTAACGACAGGACGAACAGATGCGGATAAAGATGCAACCCACCCACCAGCAGCTTTAACCATCGTTGCTTGCTGTTCAATGGCTGATTGAAAGGCTCCCATGACACCTACGTCCACAGCAGCTTCTCTTTGTGCACCTATTTCTGCGAGTTTCTGTGCGCCTCTTTGTTGCTCCAAATCGCATTGAAACTTAAACATGTTAAGCTCATGTGCTCTCTCATTCTTCTTGTCCATCCACTTCAATACTTCAGGGGCCATCCTAAAGATGCCACCAAAGATGGAGCCAAGCAAGCCCCCAGATAAAATATCAAGCATTAGTCACCCCTTCTACAATGTTTGTCATCATCATGCGACAGTTTTACACCAGCTAATAGGCCAATAAAGCCACCAATAATAGTTTGAAATGCTGGAGATATTAGTTTAAATATCTCTGCATTATCTACTTCTTTTGCCCATAAGCCTAATACAAATGCAGACACCATAGCCAACACAGAAATACATAATGTAAAGCTAACCATGAATGTTACATAGAATGTCAATCTACTTTTTACATCTTCCATTTAAGTCTCCTACACATATACATCTAGTTTACGATCTGTAAATATCTCAAGTCTGAGTTTCTGTTGCTCAGCTCTTTTGTTATAAAGCTCTAGCAATAGTTCTTCTATCTTTCGTTCTACTTTGTTAGCTTTAACTACTGCTCTGTATTCTTCTTGATACTTTTCAATTCTTCTTTCAGTGGCATCAGTCTTATCTGGATAACCAGTAGCATCCACCATAGGAAACAAACGGATCTTATCAATCATTTCTAATTAATATCCAGTAGATATAATTCAAAGGTACTGCTAACCAAAGAAGAAGAAGTAATACATCAGTCATTTCTTTTCCCTTTCAATTGCCATCTTATAAGCACGAACAACTTTGTGTCTTATTTCTGCGCTGTCTGCTGCTCCTGCCCATTCAGACAAGTTGTTCCAAATAACAACCATGTCTTTACTAGAACAAAAACCTTCATGGTTAGTTAGCCACGCAGACATTTGTAGATGCCGTTCTGAAGGATTATGGATGGTGTAAGCTATACCATAAAACTGCCGAACACTACACTTGTCTTCCGCTGCCGAAACAAGTAAGCTCACTATCAATAGTGCAGCTATTACCCATTTCATTATTGATGTAGTTTGTTTTCTATCGCAAGCCAAATAGCACCAAAGAAAGCACCAATAATTAATATTGGTTTAACTGCCTTAGCAAGCCATTCAAGCACAGTGAATGCACCAGAAGCTGCATTGAATGCAGCAACCACAGTTTGTGTGTTCTTATCTAGTTGGTCCACCTTAGCTTCAACTTCGCATAGGCGTTCATAGATTTGTTTGTGAGTGACATCTTCTGCCATGATGCTTATGCACTGTTACGAGCCGCTTCAGCCGCAGCCTGTGCCGCCTGATAAGCCGCAATAACTTCAGCAGTCCAAGCCGTATTGCAGATTGCAACAACATTAGCGGGAACGCCTGTTAAGTCTTGTGCTGGAACAAGGCCAGAACGATTAAAGGTCTGGCTAATTTGATTGCCATCCTCAAGGATGCGTGTGACCTCACGATAGAAAACTGAGCCATTTTCTACGACTGTAATTTGGTCAATGATTGTGGTTTTGGTAATTGACATGATGATTTCCTTTTAAGCTACTCTAAATGTGATAGATACTGCAATTTTATGTCCAGACCCTATTGCTGTTGTGTTGTCATATTTCTTAATGCTCATTGCTGACGTACTGCCCGGAAAAACAAAACAAACAAAACCAACAGCATTAAATTCAGAAGCAGAACCTGAGTAATGAGCCGCAGAAGCACTAAATGGGAAAGTTACATTTATAGAACCAGACGCAGACCCAGCAGTTGTTATTTCAACTGTTCCGCTACAAGTTACTATGTTGCCAATCTTTGTGTAAACACCACTGTTAAATGACACTGTAGTAAAAGTTCCTGATTGAGCCGTAATTGTTGGACTCCATGTACCTTCTTCATAGTCATCTAGCGTATTAGCGTCTGATGATGCTGATTGAGTTGCGGGGAATGTGATGCCTGTACCTGATGTTGTTGGAGTTGCAGCACCAACAGACAAATTCTTTTGCAGTTGTACATTGCCTGACGAATTAAGGCGCATACCTTCATTGCCACCGGTGTAGCACCAAATGTGCGCTAAAGCATAATACTGTGGTGTTGTATATGTAGATGTAGTTCGGTTGTAGTTAAAGTAAATTGGGTCTGCACTACCAATACCAGCGGGGTCAATTTCAACAACAGGGCCACCATTCTGAATACAAAATGTTCTTTGTGGCGAACTTGTACCAATACCAAGTCTAGTATTCGTGTTGTCCCAAACAAAATTACTGGAAGCACCAAATGCACCCGCATTGTTATACTGAATTTGTGTGGTTGAACCCGCAGGAGTTCCACCACCACCAGAAGCCGCAATGCTAATTCCACCCGCACTGTTTGTAATCGTAATGTTTGAACCCGCAGTCAATGTTGTGCGAGTAAAACCTGTGCCATTACCAATGTCCAAAGCACCATTAGCAGGAGTTGTTGTTAAGCCCGTACCGCCATTGGCTACTGGCAATGTTCCAGTTAATTCACTGGCTGCAATAGTTCCATCAGACAGGGGATTACCTGCTGATACAAAATTACCTAGTGTTCTTGCTTTAGACATTTGTCATTCCTTAAATGTTTTTATATTCATGGCTCTCTAGTCACTACTGGTGCAACCACCGCAATCAATGCTTCCATAGTCGTAGCCGCAGTAATAGCCGCCTCTTTAGCCGTACAGTCAGCAATAATCTTTGCACGTTCTGTCACCACATCACTAGGAATAGCCACATCACGCTCTGCCTTGCGAATGACCATCCAATCGGTGCTTGCCAGTTGGCTGTTAGCAGATGCCTTGTTCTGAGCAATCCATTGTGACTTCAAACCCTTAGTCGTTGTGGTCTTACCTTCAATAGTCTCAGTCACATCCTCCAAAGCCTTTGGCGTGTTTGTGTAGGTGCGAGTGACCACATCGCCAACTTGGTAACTGTCAAAAGTCACCCAATAAAAGCGTTGGTCTTTTTGCTCACCTTCAACCACTTCTAATGCACCTTGCTCAATAGCAAATGCGTGATTAGGGTTTGATGTGTTTGGAAAGAGAATTGATAGTTCACCAACTTGGGTGACTGCGTTGTTTTGAATGAGTGCGTACATATTGAGTCCTATCGTGCAAGGGAGAATTTAAGGGGTGCAGAAGCAAAGGCCATGAAAATCCAAGTTGACCCTGAAATGTTGATTTGACCCGTACCACGCAACTTAAATCCATTGGACAAAAAATCTATGTCATAAGTTGAGCCACCTGTGTCTTCTGCATTTGACAAATCAGGATACAGTCTTGTGCTTGCGGCATTGTATGGACTTCTAGTTGCGTCATAAACAAACCAATCAGAAGTGTTATCTGTGCGTTTTAGCATTAAATATGCGGGGCGCATACCCGTGAACACAAAAGGCCCATCAGCAGAACCATTGCCTGTGTAAGAACCAAACTTGCTATACCCTGCTATTTCTGCAAAGCAGTAGGCAACAGTAGGCCCTGAATTGTTGTTGTACCCACCACCAATCACACCAAAAACAGTAGACGATGGATTTGTAGTTCCCCAATATCCAGTTACTGTATTGGCGGCGGCAGTAGTATTTAAAAACACATATTGGTCAATGCCTAAAGATGTGTGATACACAGCCCATGGGCCGCCATTTCTCTGTTTGGTAATAATCATTGATGGTGCAGAACCCAAACCGTGACCAATAGTAGCGGCAACCGCAGTGCCTGTATAAGTCACCACACTAAACCCACTCGTAGTGCTTGCGCTTACTGTTGAAGTGATAGAGCCTGATGTGTTGGATGAGCCAGAACCATTGGCTTTCCAGTTCCATGCGACATAAGTTGCGGCAGAAGTGTTAAGTTGCGCCAAAGCACCCGTAGTAAAC